CGGTAAGCAGGTCATCAAGATTTACCTGTCCGTCCACAGCAACGACACGAGCGTTGTTCGTTAGGTAGAGGTTGTCAAGAATCTGGCGGGTAAGCGTGGACTTGATAAGCTGAAGGTCCATCGTCCGGTCGGCCATAGACTGACCAAAGAACTTGTGCGGCAGAGGGATCGGGCAGATAGAGCAAAACGGCAGATAGTCGATCTCTTCGTTTTCCAGCACCGTAGATCCTGCGTAGATTACACGGCGTAACTCTGCAATCCCATCCTCGTCATAGTCCACGCGGATGTAAGACTCGAATACCTCGATCTCTTGCATGGCAGGATCAAGGCTCGGATCATCCGGCTGCTCGCCGTTGGAGTATCGGGCAACGCGTTCTGGCGTGTAGGTCAGATCCTCGAATGTCGGGAGTTGGTCGATCTCGTCCTTATCAAACCCCATCGCAACCAGTTCGGAACGGGTTACAAGGCGGCGGTGAGCGCAGAAAGGCGTGTCTGCGAGCTCAATGGTTTTCTTGCTGACGATGAACTCTTCGGGCGGGACGTTCTCGATGACTACCCGACCCTTCTTGTCGATCTTCTTGACCTTTACATCATAGGCAAAGATCGGCATCGGGACTGAGATTCCTGTCATAGGATCAGGCATACCCGGCACTTCGCCGATCTGCTTTTGGTCCTGACTTACGATCTCGTACTGCTGGTCTTGCAGGAGGAGGAACAGTTCTTCCTCGGACAGGTTCTCGTACTTCTCGGTCGTGACCTCTGTCTCGTCCTTCCAGTAGACCTTGACGGTCCCAGTCTTGGACAACAAAGCGTCCTTGATCATTGTGTGCAGGACTGAGATCCCCGGGTTATCCCGCATGAACACCCAATTACACATCTGAGTTGCTTGCTCTGCCAGCTCTACATCTTCCGGTCCCTGAGGCTCGAATACCACAACCTCGTCCGAGCCAGTAAACACCCGCATGAGCGCAGGCATAGCACCGTCTACGGCCTCGGCAACCTCACGGGTAACGATACGCGAACGACCGTCTACCTCGTTGCCGTACTCTTCGCCGTTGTAGTACTGGATGGCTTTGCGGCGGGATTCGGTAGTCTCGGTCTCAAGATAGCCAATAGCGTTGTCTATCTCGTTTTCGAGTATGCCTTTTAGGGTTTCTTCATTCATTTACACGATCCATTTCACATTCGGTGAGAGTGGTTTGCTCCAGTTGCTCGTTTGGTTCATGCCGACCGCAAGGTAGCGGAAGGCGTCAGCCGCATGAGATGTGTAGTCATGTAACGGCTTGTCGTAGAACACCTGTCGTTTCTCGTCATATTCCCTGCGGTAGTTTCGCAGACAGTCTAATCCTTGTTTTGCCTTGGGGTGGAACCAGCAGTTAGGCAGCATCCTTCTGACCGCTTGGATTCCATCGTCAACCCCTAGTCTGGGGCAGACCGTGATGGATAGTCCTAAGTCCTGAAGGATCTCTTTTCGGCTCTTGCCGGTTCCTAGTTCCCTGACTTCCACATCGTGCGGCAGGATATGCTCTGCCTTGGCGTAGTCATTATTCTTGATCCAGTTGACATACCACGCTAGCCCTTGGCCGTGATTCTCGACGTAATCAATAATCCTGATTTCTTTACCCATCGTTTGTGCAACGAAGATCGCCGTCGAATCGCCAACACCCAGATCCCACGCCGTAAAGGTTTTAAGTAGATCGTCTCGGGCAAATTCCTGAAACCGTTCAGCAGGGAGTCCCACGATTTGCTGGGCGTAGAAAGCGCCTTCGACCGGAGAATCAAAATTGCACTCGAATTCTTGGGCGTATTTCGCGTCGCCCATTTCCTTCTTGGCAGCGGCGAGTTCATCTTCTGAAAGTATGCCCGTCTGCGAAGCCTTGAACTCAAGTAGCCTCCAGCCGGGTTCTTGCTCTGCTCGGTCTCGGAAGTCTTTGAAGTGGTTTGCACCTTTGGGGGTTCCTAGAAACAGCGCCCAGCCAAGACGGTCAGCAAGAGCAGGCCGAACAATCTCATTCCATATCTTCGGGTTTTGATCACCGATCTCATCCAGAATAACGCCATCAAAATACTGGCCCCTAAGACTGTCAGGGTTATCCGACCCGTATAGTTGGATTCGTCTGCCATAGAAATCGACCTTCAGTTCCGAGATGTTAGCAGTAGGACTTAGCGGTTCTGTAAACTTGACTAGGTAATCCCACGCCACTCGCTTTGCCTGCCCGTATGTCGGGGCGATATAAGCAAACCTTGGCGCTTCCTTCTCACACTCTAGCGCGGAGTGGATAAGCTGGTTCAGAGCCGCGACTGTCTTGCCCATCCTGCGATGAGCCACCACGACTACAAAGCGGTTCTCGGCCACCGCATCGTGGATCTTGCGTTGCTCTACCCTTGGGGCGTATCCGGTTTCTACTACTACTTCGGTCATATACCCGTGACCACCTTTATGGTCAGCGGTCCATTCTCAGCGCCCGTGACCTCAGTCCGAGCCAGTTTGGGGATGTGGTACTCAATCGCCTTCAGGTAGATGTCGCACGCCTTCTCAGGATTGGTCTTGGCGACCTGATCCATCCACTCTAGGAACTTCGGAGCGTTGTCCTCAGCCATCCTAGCGATAGCCTCTCTGACGGCTGCTGTGGCCTTATTAGGGCTGCCCTTGGGCCTTCCCATGCCAGCGTTGCCGCGGTTCTGCGTAATCTCGCCTACTTTAGGTTCTTCCATGTCCGAATCCTTAGTGGTTGTTCGGGATAAGTGTGGTAATTATACAACAGTTGAATTCTTACACAAGTGATAAAATCTTACAAACTTGAGGAGGTTTTATGTCGCCAATTGTAAATACTGATGTAAAGATGCCCAAAGCAATGTTTGACGCCCTGTCATATCACGAGGCATTTTGCATGGGGTCTTGCATTGATACTGTAACAACCGAACAGGTAAAACAATTTTTAAGTCAGCGGTTTAGCCAAAAACTTGCGGATCAATTTGATCCAAAATACTTGTTTAGTAGCCCAATAGCCTAAGCGTTTCCTCGTCCAAAATTCCTCCGTAGGGCTTCATTTGTAAGGCTCGAATATCTGTTTGTCTTGGGGTTGTCGCTGATGGGATTCCGCGATCTTGCACGACCTTTGGCAATAATTGAAAAATGTTGATGTCTCGATCAACTCTACCAACACCTTCTCCGGGAACCCCCTTGGGGTATGAGGCGTGTCCCGAGGATTCAATAATTGGCCGGTTAGCAAACACCCTTCCAATGTTCATTATTTGAGCATCCGACCCGGCAAACTGTTTTGGATCTGTGACCGCTAATCTCGCTTGCCCAATTCCAAGACCACCCATTTCTCTAAAATTTACATCTAAGGTTTGTTTAATCTTTTTGCGTTTTGCGTCAGGCAATGCCTGATATTGAGCAATACTTTCTGGTGAATCTACACCTTTCCAATCGTCAACAATTTTTTTAATTTCTTTGTCAATTTGTTTTTTCGTTGCTTTTGGCAAAGCACTTTCCGCATAAGACAACATTGTCTCGCCTGTAAATTTTGCAAAGTCTCCACCAGACGGAGCCATACGCCAAGGTATAAAAAGCGGGTCTTTTCCTGTGGCGTCCCGCAAACCCTGCGAATAATTCATAATTTGTTTAACGGGGCCGCTTGCAGATGCCCAAACCATATCTGGGTTAGCAAACATAAAATCTTGGCCACCGGGCAACGCAACTGGGCGTTTTAAATTTACATCATTGATTGATGTTAACAACCCACCTGCCGCGGTTCTGTCAGACATACTAGTGACAAATGGGTATCCCTCGAATTGTGTAAGCGGAACCGTGGGCGCATCTATATTTGCCGTTGGTTCTACTTTTGTAGTCATTTCTTTAATTTTTGATTGTTCTTTTACACGCGGGTCAAATCGCGGGTCGTATTGAACATCAGCAAATTTTGTAATTCTTGGGCCAATGGTTCCGGCGGGGGCGAACCCCAGCGGCCCACCCATAATCATGTCTGTCAGGCGGGCAAGTGCTGCCTCGTCCGTGACCCTTGTCGGCCTTCTTGGGTCGGCAAAGGCTTGGTTTTGTAATGCTTGAGCTTCTTGGGCTGACTGGGCGATGTTGCCCAAAGTCTGTTGGGCGGCTAGGGACGGATTTTGGATAGTGTCGATCAGCCGACGCTTTAGGGCGTCAAATCGTCCAAATGCGCTTCCAAGCGGAGTCATGGTTACAGAGACTTTATCTTCTTACAAAGTCTGTCCCAGTAGTAGCGGACATTCCAACATAGGTCGTTCCAGAGTTTTTTCATGGTTTCTTAGTGAGAATGACTCTCATTGCGTCTATTGCACGAGGGACAGCCACAAGCTGCTCTGCCTGTAAGCCTTCGGACTTCATCACCTCTTGGCCGAGTTCAGAGATCTCGTACTCGAGGCTTTGAAGGTAAAACCTTTCTTTCCAGTTCAAGTACCAATGCCAGTCTGTGTAATACAGCCATGACCGCTCATTAAACGCTCGGACATGGGTTGGGTCCTGCCACGCACCGTAGGATAGATCGTAGGGTACATGGATGTGGAACTCGCCATCTTCGTGTAACAAGTCCCGGCAGTTAGTCATCGCGGTTACTAGGTCTGGGATATGTTCCAAGACATCGTTAGCAATGATGGTCTCGAACATCCCGTGTTCTACTAGGAACTCGCCGTGGCGGTTCTTGATCGTAGTTCCCCACGGGACCTTTGTAATATCTAGCAGCCAGTCGGGGTTTTTCTCCGGCTGGATGTCGGCGTTGATTGCATCCCTGTGCCAGTCTTTTCCTGAGCCTAGATTAAGCCTTCTGATAGACGACAATGAAGTCTCCCCAGTTACCCTCTAAAGTCTTAGTGTAGAGAATTTCGCAGGGCATATTGTTACGCGCTGACCACTTTTGTAAGGCTTTGGCCGCATCTGGGTAAAACCTCCAACAATCCTGTGGGTGGGCGTGGTAGTCGCCTTTAGACGGGGCGTTTATGTAAAACAACCCGCCGGATCTTAGAATCCTCATACCCTCTAAGAATGTCAGCCAGAACATTTCTGCGTGCTCGAAGCAGGAACTTGTAACTACGATATCTGTACTTGCCGTCTCCAGCGGAAACGTGTATTCGTCTTGTAAAACAATGTCTACACCGTTGCTTGGTGTGTAATCTAGGCCTGTGTAAGTGTAATGCTTGGGGCAGACTTCTCGGATCGAGCCGTTTACGATCTGCGACCCGATTTCTACGACTCGGGCTGAATCCTGTGGATAGGTCTTATAAAACTCGTCAACGCTTTGTAGTGCGCTTGCGTGCATTATTTGGGTTTGTAGCGGGCTTTGAGCCTTTCCCCGAGGCTTTTGAGGGCTTGGAGGTCCGCTGTTGTTTTTGGAGTTTTGGCTCCCCATCGCTTGAATTGCATGGCGGCGGGCGTAGGCGCTCCGCTCTTGTCTGTGAGAGGGTGTCCAGCAGAGAGTGCTTGGGCTGCTTTTCGGTAGATGAACTTGGCTCGGTCGTACTGATCGCCTCTTGACGCACCCGCAACTGACCGGACGGGCTGGCGAACACTACCACCCTCGCGATTGTGTTCAGCCATTTTCTTAGTAGTGCGAGCATCATATTTAGCAAAAGCCTCCGCTGCTTGTCTGATGGTGCGAGGCATTATTTCTTGGCCTGTGCGCCACGCATATTGGCGATTAGGGACGGGTACTTGGTCCCGGTTGATTTGGCGAACCGCTTGGCAGCAGCCTTCTGGTTCTTGGACAGTTCTTTAGGTTTACCCAGCTTTTTTGGGCGGGCTTTCTCCCAGACGTCTTTCATTTCTTCACCCGTTTGGGCAGTTTCTTCAGGCTAGATTGACCCTCTTTGACCATCTTTTTAGCCACGGACTGCGGAACCCCGGTGGCCTTGGCGACCTTAGGATTGGCTGCGGCGGCAAACATAAGTTTAGCCTGCTGCTTGGATTTGAATGGCATGGTTGCTCCTTGTGGACAATGTGTGTACGGCTATATAACTTTACCACCCTCAAATCTTACAGGGATGCAGGCCCCGGTGGCGGCTTTTATGTGAGCTGCCTTTTCCGCTGCCGCTAGGTGGGCGTCTACATGGGCTTGGCAGGCTCGGAACTCAGCCATTACCGGATCTGCGTAAAACTTACATTCCCCTCCTACGAGACAAGCAAATAGGACGGGAATCCACATTTAATCTTCTTCCTCTTCGGACTCTTCTTTCAAGTCCTCATTGAACTCGTAGGCGGCGCAGACATTCTTGTCGGAACAGGTAAATTCCCAGAGCTCGCAGAAGCCTTGGCCTTTAGCCAGAGTCGGGTATTCCGTGTTGAAATACTCGCAAGAACCGCATTTCTGAGCGCCGGTAGCAGGACCGTAGGCGGCTTTCATCACCGCGTTGGCCTTATTCTGGGCGTTGGTTTCCTTGTCCATCATGGCTTCAGGCATTTCCATCTCAGGCTCCAAAAGACCGCCTTCGGCTTTCTTGCCGTTCTTAGGCTTGCCAAGCAGCCCAATCATAATGACGGGGGACTTCATTTCTTGGGGCCGTATTTACCGGGGGTAGGCTTTTTCTTCTTACCGTACATAGTCGTTCTCCAAAAAAGGAGACCCCCAAGCCTTGTGAGCAAGGGGGTCTGAGA